GATGATGTGCTATATTTGGGGAACTCGTATGATTTTGACAAGACCGGTTTTAAGAAAGATCGTTAGAGAAGTGTTGGAAGAGATTTCAGAGCCCACCGTATCACACGAAGACGAAGCTGGGGATGAGATGATCATGAAGGCGATGGGTGATGATGTGATGGCTTTTATCGACGGCCTGCCAGATGATCAAAAAGTAAAACTCTTGAGCACGTTCATGGATATACTCAAGCAGCAACATCCAGAGATAGAGGATTCTTCAAGAGGTTAAGTTGAATTTTCATCTAGCTGGGGTAATACCCGTTGCCGGCCCAAAATTGGATTTTAATATGCCATGGCATGATGCCTTGACGCCAATTGGTCAAGATTATCTAGCGATAGAGCGCTGCGTTGTCGAGTGTGCTAACGCCGGCTGCGAAACAATATGGATTGTTTGTAATGATGATATGCAGCCGCTGATCCGGTATCGTATAGGCGAAATGGTTCAGGATCCAGTGTGGGTGCTACGCAGCCACACAATCAATAAGAGAGAGTATCAAAAGCCAATACAGATACATTATGTCCCTATTTCACCAAAAGACGTCAACAAAAGAGACTGTTTGGGGTGGAGTGTTTTACATGGTGCGTCTGTTGCAGATAAAATTTGCAGGGGTCTGAGTACCAACTTGGGTGTTAATAAGTTTTATGTATCTTGGCCTTACGCTTTTTACGGCCCGACTCTCGTTAGAAAACATCGCGATTTAATATCTTCGAAGAAAAACTTCTTTTTAAGTCATGATAATAAGACGGTCAGAGACGGAGAATATCTAGCTTTTACTTTTGGCCTAGATGAGTTGGATCAGCTTAAGAACGAGGTTAAAGAAAAGTCAACAGGATATTGGAAGGATCCGACGGAAAGAAAAGAAAAACTATCTTTACAGGAGAGGTTTTCATACAGGAATTTTAAATTAGAGGATATCTTTGACACGCTGACCCTTGACAACTCTAATATAGAAAAAATTGATAACTACTGGAAAATTGATAGTTGGGAAAGATATTGTTTGTATATTGCTGAGTATGGCCCCAAGGTCAGGAGGCCATCTAAATTTATTTTAAATTACAAAGAGTGGAACGGAATAGGAGTAGACGATGAATAATATTATTGGTCACACGCCGATGGTTAAGCTGTCGCCGCAGCTATGGGCCAAATTAGAAACATATAACCCAACAGGTTCTATAAAAGACAGGATGGCAGCTTATATATTTAAGACAGCACTGGGTCGTGGAGAGCTTGATGGGAAGACAACGATTGTAGAGGCGACTAGTGGTAACACTGGTATTGCATTTTCTCGCATAGGTGCTATTAATAATATGAGGGTTATCATTATCATGCCCCATAACATGAGCGAAGAGCGTAAGAATATGATGAGGGTATATGGTGCCGAGATTGTAGAGGTCGGATACAACGCCTTTAAAGACGCCATCGAGTTGCGCGACAAGATGTTATCGAAAGATCCATACGCTTGGTCTCCAAGACAGTTTAGTAATGAGGATAATATAATGTGTCATCGGTTCACGACTGGCCCAGAAATATCCAGCGATACACACGGTTACATACTTGAAGCATTCGTCTGCGGCGCTGGCACAGGTGGTACAATAATGGGAGTAAAGAAATTCTTTTCTGGGATGGGCCAGAAGAATCCTAAGTTTGTTTTAGTATCACCAGAGGAGCCGGCCGAGGAACACGGTATTCAAGGAATTAACGATGGCGCTGACTTCCTTGTTGATAGATCACAGATCGATCAGATTATTGAGATCAAGACCGAAGAGGCGATTGAAAGAGCTAGAAGGTTGGCCAAAGAAAGTGGTTTGTTAGTTGGGATATCTTCCGGCGCCAACGTTTTAGCTGCTGAAAAATGGATTAAAGAGCACTCTCCGGAAGGCATTGTTGTCACCCTATTATGCGATCGTGGTGAGAGATATATGGGAATTTTATAAAATTAATTTATTTTTTTTAATCTCCAATGATGGTGAAATCATTCTGAAATAATAAAATGCTTAACATCGCCTATTATGTGTGTTAAGATTTGGCCAGTTCTATAGACTATTTAAGCTTAACGTACACCATGTGAGTGTACATTAAAAGGAGATTAAGAAAATGGATATGATCAATAAAGCTTTTGAAATGGTAAGCGGAAGCGTTGGCAAACTTACTGAACTACTTGTTCTGGTGTTAGCCCTAGCAACCGTAGCACAAGTGCTCTACGGAGCGCCGGTCTTCGGCATGGATGTCGTAGGTAATGTGGTGGCCGTAATCGGTTCACTTGGTGAGGCTGGATTTGTTGGACTCTTGGCGGTCCTTGTACTGTTCGGCGTACTATCAAAAAAGTAAAATAATTGATTGACGTCATTGACCTCCGTTATTATACTGACTGTATAGTAGCGGAGGTATTTTTTTATGGTTAGGGTTAAGCCTAGTATTCCTTTTGTCGGTCTGCACGCCCATAGCGTTGCCGGCTCTGTGTTTGATGGATTCGGTTATCCTCAAGAACATATGGATTTTGCTTATGAGAATGGTTGTGATGCGCTAGCGTTGACTGACCATGGGAATATGAATGGTTTATCTTATCAGGTACTCCATGCCAAGAAGATGAAAGCCGAGGGTAAAAACTTTAAGCCCATTTTTGGCGTCGAGGCTTATTTTGTGCCATCGATCACTGAGTGGAAAGAAGAATACGAAAAAGTAAAAGCCGATAAGAAGGCGGCCAAGAAACAACTGGCGTCTGACGATGACAAAGTGGCTAAAGAGGATGAGTCAGCCTCAAAGAAGAAGTCTAGCAATAAGATCCGCGCCAGACGACACCTTATATTATTGGCACAAAACCAGACCGGTCTGAATAATATCTATAAGATGATTTCAGAATCCCACCAGGGTGACAACTTCTACCGATACCCCAGGATAGATTATGATCTATTAAATCGCCATAGCGAGGGCATAATAGCGTCATCAGCGTGCTTAGGGGGTGTATATGCTGGTGATTACTGGGACAATAAGGAGGAGGGTTCTGAAGCTGTTTTGGGGGCTATGAGAGAGACAAGCCGCCAAATGACCGATATTCTTGGCGATCGTTGGTATGGAGAATTACAGTGGAACAGCATTGCCGAGCAACATGAATTGAATCAATTTGTTGTTAAAATGCACGAGGAATTCGACATTAAGTTGATCTCGACCGCTGATAGCCACTACCCCACGCCCACCGCATGGAAGGACCGTGAGTTATATAAGCGTTTAGGTTGGCTGGGTATGTCCAAGAAGCCTGAATGGCTGACATCTGAGTTACCAGATGGTGTTGATGAAATCGGTTATGAGTTATATCCGAAGAACGGCGACCAAATGTGGGAGTCCTATAAGAAGTATTCTGAAGAGGTTGGCAGCGAATATGATGATGATCTGGTCCGTGACAGTATGACCAACACCTACCATATTGCTCATGAACTGATTGAGAGCTTCATGCCCGACGATACAGTTCGTCTGCCTGGGTTTGTTGTGCCCGATGGGGTTACTGCTGAACAGGCACTGGTCAAAGCATCTATCGCTGGCTTGCGGGAGTTTGGGTTTTCGGATAATGAAGAATACGTTGATCGCCTCAAGCACGAGCTTAAGGTAATTAACGAACGTGGCTTTAGTAAATACTTCTTGACCATGAAGGCGATTGCCGACAAAGCAAACGAGAATATGCTATCAGGCCCAGGTCGTGGCTCTGCCGCTGGTTCTCTGGTAGCTTATGTTCTTGGTATCACACAAGTTGATCCGATTAAATACGGTCTCCTGTTCAGCAGGTTCCTGCGTTCCGATGCCAAGGATTATCCTGATATTGATTATGATGTATCTGATGCTTTTGGACTGAAGGAAATCCTCGCAGAGGAGTGGGGAGATACAACTGTTGTGCCTATCTCCAATTTTAATACCTTGCAACTTCGCTCTCTTATCAAAGACATTGGAAAGTTCTACGGCGTTCCGTTTGTAGAAGTTAATAATGTTACCAGTAGGATGGTGTATGAGGCAACCCCAAAGGCGAAAGACAAGCATGGTATCAAAGCTGGTGTCTATGTTCCAACCTTTGAGGAGGTCATGGAATACTCTGAATCGCTCCAGAGCTTTCTGCGTAAGTATCCTCACATCAAGACACACGTTGAAGCACTGGTTGGTCAAAAGCGTTCCACGAGTCGCCATGCAGGTGGTGTGGTGATTGGCGAGGACCTAGACAAGCACATGCCGCTTATTAATTCAGGTGGTGTAGTTCAGACTCCGTGGTCTGAAGGTCAGAACGTTCGCCACCTTGAGCCTCTCGGCTTTATTAAGTTTGACCTTCTTGGGTTATCAACTCTTGATATGATTCAGTCGGCTGTTGGCCATTTGCTCAAGAGGCACAAGGGTGTTAGCAATCCAACTTATGAGAACATCAAAGAGTATTATGATGAATACCTACACCCGGACAAGATTGATTTGAATGATGCCGAGGTTTACAAGAACATCTTCCATAAGGGTAAGTTCGCCGGCATCTTCCAGTTCACAAACGAGGGCGCTCAAAAGTTCTGCAAGCGAGCAAAACCAAATAACATTATTGACATTTCTGCCATTACATCCATTTACCGTCCAGGGCCGCTCAGTGCGAATGTGGATCGTTTGTATGTAAAGGCTAAGAAGAACCCACAAGATATTCAATATGCACATGATCTTGTCAAGGAAGTAACTCAGGAGACTGCTGGTTTCATGATCTTCCAAGAGCAGATTGCATTACTTGCCCACAAGCTTGGCGATAACGTTTCGCTTGATGAAGGCAACAAACTTCGTAAACTTCTTACGAAGAAAGGTACAGGTAAAGGACATGAAGAGAAAGATAAAATCAGAGAAAAGTTCATACGAGGATGTGTTGCTAAGTCAATTGATCGAGCCACCGCCGAGGGACTCTGGAGAAATTTTGAATATTTCTCTGGGTATGGCTTCAATAAGTCTCATGCTGTTGCTTATAGCATACTTTCTTACCAATGTGCTTGGCTCTTAAACTATTATCCCGAGTGTTGGATGGCGGCCTTCTTGGATAAAGAGCCAGAGTCCAGAAAGGAGGCGGCGATTAGCCTTGCTCAGAAGCACGGTTTTTATATTGAGGATATCAATATTAATACTTCTAATAGGCACTGGGAAATTGCTGATGATGGTGTGACGCTAATTCAACCGTTCACATCAATCAAAGGTTTAGGCGAGAAGGCTATTGATCAAATTGTGGCTAATCGCCCCTTCAATAGTGCTGAAGAGCTTCTTTTTCACGAGGATGTTGTTTATTCAAAGTTCAACAAGAAGGCCATCGACGTTCTTTGTCGTTCCGGCGCACTGGATACTCTGAAGGATGACAGATTCTCAGGTATGAAGCATTTTTGGATGGCTTGTGTGCAAGATCGACCCAAAAATCTTAAAAAGCTTCGCGAGAATATTGAACTTTATAAGCCAGAGGGTGAGTTTACGCCCGAGGAGAGGATTGAATTTATATCATCTTTGACAGGCAACTTCCCCTTCAGCTTGGTAATGACGCGAACAATTAGGGAATCGATTGATAAATATTGTATCCCTGCGCTCGGCAACTGGGATGACGAACTTGGCGTGGCTTGGTTTATTCCCAGGGAAGTTGTTCGCCGTAAAACTAAAAACGGTAAGCCCTTTTGGGTCCTGAAGGTCGTCGATGACACATCCACATCGACAACAATTAGGTGTTGGGGGATCCGCGAGGGCGACGAAGTTCATTTAAATAGGCCGTATGCTGCCAAATTAAGCCATAATGAACAGTGGGGCTTTAGCACCCGCTCGATTAAGCATACGTTTAAAATGTTGGGGTAGTTATGGGTAGTATAAAAAGAAAAATGGCTCGCAACAAAGCGAAGAGAGCTAAAAAGGAAATGAAAGAACAACTTCATTTATTTGGCAAGCTAGGTAATGAGTGTATGTCTTGCAAAAAACCTTTTGATAAAAACTCAAAGGAGCAAGTTATGAAATGGAAAGTCGTGGTCAGAGAGGAGCAAGAGAAGATTAATCTTTACTGCCCAGAATGCTGGGCCGGCGCAAACAAAATTATAAAAGATTTTATGGACCGAGAGGCGGATAAGAATGATCACACTTGAGGGTCCAAAAGAATGCCACAATTGTGGCTGCAACCTGTATCAACAATGCGATGGCTACAAGGAGAAAGAATTGGGGAGCAAAATGATTATGAGCAAGGATGGCGAATATGAGATTTTTGCCACAACGGATGACGGAGAACATGTTTATTTAGACATTTACAACCCTGAATACTTCGAGGCCAGTCCATCACATTTAACAGTTAAAGTTCCGCTTGACAAGTGGGTTTACTTAACAGAACATTTTCTTGAGAAACACAAGAGGCATGTTGTAGAAAACGAAAAACAATTGGAGTTAGAATTATGATTATTGAATATATTAAATTACACAATGGTGTAATGGCACCATCCAGGGCCAATCCATCGGACGCTGGTCTTGATATCCACGCACATATACCAAAAACAAAGATCACCATTGAGCCGGGTGAAAACGCCATTATTCCAACTGGATTGAAATTCGGTGTTCCTCATGGTTATATGCTGCAAGTGTGTAACCGCTCTAGTATGGGGGCGAAGCGTTCTTTGATTGTCGGCGCACACATCATTGATAGCGGCTACGATGGAGAAGTTTTTATCGACTTGCACAATGTTGGCAAGGAGCCCCAAACCATCGGGCACTATGACAAGATTGCACAAATTATTATGGTACCAGTGGTGTCCTTCAGGGCACTTGAGACTTCGAAGGATGATCTATACAATTGGTATCCTATCACCATCTCTGACAGGGGTGATGGATCTCTGGGGAGCACCGGACAATGAATTCAAAATTTAGTAAATTTCTCATTAAGCCAACCACAGATGGCGAATATCAGGCCATGGTGGACCACCCTTTACATTATGGTGGCGAGGGCAATGTCTATGAAGCTATCAATGTCATAGAGGCTTGGAAATTAGATTTTAATTGTGGAAATGTTATTAAATATATTTCCAGGCACAAGAGCAAGGAAAACCCGAAGCGAGATATTGAAAAAGCGATCTGGTACTTACAGAGATATTTAGAGACTTTATAACTATTTAGGATATGCAGATGAAATTACTTCTTGAGAATTGGAGAAAATACAAGGGCGGAAGCATGAGACTGTTCCACTACTCAAATTTTGATGGTGAAGAATATGTTTTGGATCCTGAATATTTTTTAACAAAAAGAAACCCATATTCAAAAAGGGATTATGCTACATCTGCATATCCCCGCGTTTTCTTTTACACAGACCTGGATAATGTTGAACAACAAATTGCCGCTGGAAGAAATCTTTTTTATGTAGATGTCAATCCAGAGCAAATTTATGACATAATGCAAGACCCAGGCGATCTAAGGAGCAAGTCAAGAGGGCCATATGGCCTCTCGCTAAATTTTGATGAATTGTTCCAGAATATTGTTGATAATGGCTATCATGGGGCCTATTATACAATAGAGGGTGGTCAAACCGAAGTTGTTGTTTGGTTTGACCCGATCAGTGTTCAGAAAACGGAGGTTGAATGAAAATAGGACAGGTGGTACGCCAAGATTATCACAGTTGCCAGAGACTTGGTGTAGTTGAGAAAACCTTCATGAAAGGCAATTGGAAATACCTAAAGATCAGGTGGTTTAATGATGAGGCATACGAGTCTGCGATGGACCACTTGAAAAGTTTGCGCCATGAAGACCTCGCTCACTACGAATATAGAGTGGACGAGGTTAAACCCATCGATGAGGGATGGTGGGCAAGAACACTTCAAGATATTATAAATTATAAAAATTCGGAGGAATTATGAAAGAAGCATTGTCTTTTGACGATGTGTTGTTGGTGCCGAAGTACAGCGATATCGAGAGCCGAAAGGAGGTTGACATTGGCAACAACCTAGACGAATCGATACGCCTGGACTTACCTATCATATCCAGCCCCATGGATACTGTTACAGAGGAGGACATGTGTCTCACTATGTCCCAGGCTGGTGGCATGGGTATCATTCATCGATATAACACGGTTGATCGTCAAATTGAGATTTTAGAAGAAGTTTTTAATAATAATCCCGACGCCACTGTTGGTGCTGCCATCGGTATGACTGGTGATTATATGGAGAGAGCACAGTATTTATGTGAAGAAGGTGCCTCTGTTTTATGTGTTGATGTAGCACACGGTCATCACGCTATGATGGAGCGTTGTTTGAAAAATTTAAAGCAACGTTTTGGCGGCAGCGTTCACATTATGGCCGGCAACGTGGCGACCCTCGAAGGCTTCGACGCTTTGGCGTCTTGGGGGGCCGACTCTGTTCGTGTCGGAATCGGCGGCGGGTCAATTTGTTCGACCCGTTTAGTGACCGGCCACGGGGTCCCCACTTTTCAGAGTATTTTGGACATTTCAAAGACTACTTACAATTCAAAGATAATCGCAGATGGAGGAATCAAGACAACTGGCGACATGGTTAAGGCTTATGCTGCTGGAGCGGATTTCGTAATTATAGGTTCAATGTTGGCGGGAACCAAGGAGACACCAGGTGAGATTTTATCAAACAGAGACAGAAAATACAAAGTATACCGAGGAATGGCATCCTCCAAAGCCCAGCGCAGTTGGCGTGGTAAATCTTCAACGCCCGAAGGAATCTCTACAACAGTTGCCTATAAAGGATCTGCTAAGACTATCCTTAAAGACTTTGGTGGCGGCATTCGTAGCGGCCTCTCTTATACAGGGGTACGTAACCTTCAAGAACTTCGATGTAAGGCAAATTTCGTTAGACAATCAAACGCAAGTCAGATAGAGAGCAGTACTCATATTCTGGGGAGGGGAAAATGAGAGATCCCACTATACCAGATCCAGAGTTGCGTAAAAAATTCATGTTTTATGACACAGAAGATCGCCAAGCTGCCTTACGCATACGCTGCCAATATGATGGTATTAATCAGTCGCAATTTTTTCGCATGATGATAACTGGTTACCTTGAGAGTGATTCTTTGATTAACGAATATATGACCAAATGCAAGGAAAGATATTCTATTCAGGGCAAGCACAAGAGAGATTATATCAACAGACAGCACAAACAGGCCGAGGGTACTAAAAATAAATTTGCACTAGACAGCAAAGAAATCGAGAGCATATTTGATATGATTGAGGAGGGGGAGTAATTCATGAAATGTTTAAATACTTGTAAAAAACTAGACGTCCCATGCCCCATAAAAGAATGCCGAATGTGGATCGATTATAAAAAAGATTATAATTGTGTACATGAAACCGTCTTTCAGCATGGTTCATTGACTTTGCGCGAAGTGGCTGATAGGCTGGGTGTGAGTTTCGTGCGAGTTAAACAAATTGAGGACAAAGCTAGAGAAAAATTAAAAAATTCTCTTTCCGACTATTAAAAATAGAATTTATGCTTTTTTATTACTATTTAATATGAACACGTTAGCAATCATAGATTAACTTGTCTAAGGAGAATGATAATGTCTGACCAAAAACTTTTAAACGAAAATGAAATTCGTCACTTCATGAGATATGCCGACATGCAGCCGTTGGCGGAAACCTTTCTAGAAAAAGAGGGTTATGGAGCCTATAAAGAAGACGAAGAAGCACCTGCCGACGATATGGGAGATTTGGGTGGCATGGACATGTCTGAACCTCCTGGCGATGACCTTCCCGGCGAAGACCTTCCCGGCGAAGAATTGCCCCCTGAAGAGCCCGGTGAAACCGCTCAGGTGGACGTAGAAGCCATGGTGGCTGATTTTGCGGAAATTATCAAGAAACACACTGGTACTGATATTTCTGTTGAGTCGGAGCCCGAGGCGCCCATGGATGCGCCGGCACCTGAAGAGGAAGAAATGCCCATGGATGAGCCTGTTGCCGATGGTGACGAAGAAGTGGAAGAGAGCTTGGAGTCTGCCAATATTGAAATCACCGAGGAAGATGCGCCCGCCGCAGAAGTATCTGAGGACGAGGAGCTAGATGAGGAAGAGATGGTCAACGAGGTGGCACGCCGAGTTGCCAGTCGCCTGTTGAAACTTCAAAAAGAGGCTTAATAATAGAAAAATGTTTCTATATTGTAAAAGGCAGCTTCTTTGCTGCCTTTTTTTTTACTTTAAGAGGACAAGATGGACGCTGGAATAGCTTTTTTGATGTTTTTTGCGGGAGCGATTTCTCACCTATTCGCATCAAGGATATTTGGGATGACAAGTTCGGTCTTTATTTTTAAAAGAACTTTGATTAACTGCTTTATATTGCTGAAGTATACCTCATCATATATTGAGATTTTACATAAAAAATCCGACAACGAAAATGATGAGGTATTTAATGTGGTTCTAAGCCAGTGGAAGAATTTATCTATTTTAACTCTTAGGCGTTTTATACCGGTTAACGTATGGCTGTCTTTGAAGGTTAGTAATTGGGATGAAGCCATGGAGTTGGTCTCAAGAGCGGAAAAAAGCAGGAGTTAATATGAGTTTTAATAATCTAAATAAGAAAGAAGAAGCAACAGAGCAAGAGATACCAGAAGAGATAAAAGAAGTTCTTAGGATGCCAGGGCAGAATCTCAGGATTACAGGCATTTATGGTGATATTGATGAGGAGAAGTGTTCTGAGACAATTTATAGTTTATTCCTCCTCTCCTCTGAAAAGATTGTAGTACCTTCTGATCCTGAAGATCCAGAATCAGACCCGATCGAAGTGAGTGCCCCGATTGATTTTTATGTTTCTTCCCACGGAGGCCATGCGACGGAAATGTTTTCGCTGTATGATGTAATGCGGAATGTTCGCGAAGAGGTCCCCATTCACACCTGCGGCCTGGGCAAAGTCATGTCGGCGGGAGTGCTCCTGTTGGCCGCCGGCACCAGGGGTAAGAGAAAGATAGGTAAAAACTGTCGTGTTATGATTCATGGAGTGATATCTGGCCATGCCGGCCACCTAAAGGACGTCGAGAATGAATTTGAAGAAGCAAAGATAACTCAGAAACAATACGTGAAGGCGTTAGCCAGCGAAACAGACATGACCGAGAGTTACATTAGGAAGTTGATGGATAGAAAGACAAATGTTTATTTGAATGCGGAGAAGGCAGTTGAATTAGGAATTGCTGATATTATATTTTAAGGACTATTTAGAGATATGGACGATAAAAATTTAGATTCAATAATTGAGAACTTTTATTCTAGAAGCGAAGAAAGCGACCCCTTGACACTAAATGATTTAGTCGGGATGATTAACGAGCAGATGGTTAGTCTAAAGGGTAAGCTGTCTCTGTTGGCCGAAGAAGAGAAAAGCCTCTTAGAAAACCAGGGAGTTCTGGTAGAAGAGACTGGAGGTAGATTCAGTTTTGCAATTGACATACCAACTTGGACTCCTTCCGAGGCATGGGGGGATCCCGACTCTCAAGACAGAGAACAGATTCAAAAGATTTTTTCTGTTGTTCGCGGCGGTACCGATATGAAGGCCAGAATTGCTGACATTAATAAGTTTTTAGACCCCAAGGCAGCGGCCCGAAAGAGGTCACCCAGTGTTATCATCAATATGATGATGATTATCGAGGCGCTACAGGCAACGCTGAATGATTATAATGAAAGCGCAGCCGGCTTTGTTTTTGAGGGTTTTATGGCTGCTTTGACTGGCGGTAAACAGATAGCAGGGAAGGTGGCAGGTACGTTGCCGATTGAAGACTTTGTTGCTTTCTCATCTTATGGTCAGGATCAGCCCGTCAGTCTCAAATTGCTCAGTCCTTCCACTCCTGTTAAGGGCAGCTTTACGAATATTGTTGATTTTCTTTTAGTCCGAGGCGCACCAGAGATTAAATATCTTGTGGCATATAAATTAGTAGATAACGACCAGGTACAAAAACTAAAGATTTTTGATTTTGATATTACCAGAGAAAATTTCATTGAGTTCATCTCTAACATCGGCGGTGGTCAGAAATTATTGAGCGGCGTACCGATTAATCAATTGAAGGCCGCAATGGATGCTTTTAACTCCAACCCAAGCAAGGAGAATCTGACTCCACTTGCTAGTTTGATAGTCCAACTTGGCGGCTACAGAAGAGGTCTTCTTCATGATTATATTGACTTAGGCACGCTGCCGAGTGAAAGAGAGGAAGATCCAGAGGCTACCGCCGCAGCCGCAGCTAAGAAGAAGACCGGCAGAGAGAGAGGCTTTGGCAAGTTGTCGCTAGATGAATCACTCGATAGAGGGGAGGCAACGTTAAACGAGGCATTCCATTATATTGAAAAACAGACAATGCTGGAAGGCAAGACCGACGAGAAAAGCCAATGGGCTGCAAGTTTCCCTCAGTTAAAAAGACTGGGTGGCCTGACCAATATGCAAGAATATGGTGAGATAGACTTGTCTCAAGATAACATTGATAAATTATCAGAGATTTATGCAGAGAAATTGAAAGGTGGGGTTATGACCTTGCTGACCGAGGCCAAGGCTTTAACTGAGAACATCGGCTCTTATTACACTGAGAAAAGACGAAGCAAAGCCACCGCTGCCGCATCCACCGCTTTAGAGAATACTGAGAATATTTCAAATGTCCTTGTAGAGGATCCGAGGTACAAATAAAAGTTTAAACATATCATTTACTTTTGTTACAATATTAGTATATTGTTAACGAGGTGAAAAATATGTCTAAGGTTTATTCAAGTCACAGGGAACTGCAAGAGAAGATTTTAACCGGCGTGAACGCGCTGGCAGATAATGTTGCATGTACTCTGGGTCCAAAGGGACGGAATGTTATTCTAGCAAAAAAAGGATCTAACCCCATTATCACTAAAGATGGTGTAACCGTTGCTAAGTTTGTGGATTTGAAGGATCCCTTTGAAAACGCCGGCGCAAACATCTTGAAGCAGGTAGCCTCTGAAACAAACTCTTTGGCGGGAGATGGTACAACCACATCCACAGTATTGGCCCGTGACATTGTTGGCCATGCTCAAAAATATATTGTTGCAGGTAGTTCACCAGTTGACCTGAAACGCGGTATGGATAAGGCATGCAGAAAGATAGCTTTAAACATTGCCGAGATGTCTAAGGATGTTACCTCCGAGGAGGACGTCCAGCATGTCGCGACGGTTTCTGCCAATGGAGACAGCAGTGTTGGCAAATTGGTGGCCATGGCCGTTGATCGCGCCGGCCACAATGGATCCATATCTGTTGAGGATGCCAAGTCAATGGACACAACACTTGATTTGATTGAGGGGTTCACAATTAACTCTGGCTATTTTGCGCGAGCCTTTGTTAACAATGAACGCAAGGCCTCTGTTGAATATGACGATCCCCTTGTGCTCGTTACAGATCACAAGATCGAATCGGTACAAACGATACTTCCTATGTTAGAGTTAGTATCCAGGGATGGAAGACCTTTTGTTATTGTAGCTGAAGAGGTGGAAGGGCAGGCTTTAGCTGCATTGATTATGAATGCGGTGCGCGGAACGATGAAAGTTGCAGCCATTAAGGCTCCAGGCTATGGTGAATCCAGGCGCAACGCGCTAGATGATTTGGCGGTTTCAGTGGGCGCTACGTTTATAAGTCGTTTATCGGGCAAGAAACTTGAGGAAGCCAAACTATCTGATTTGGGCACCTGTAAGAAGGTTAGTGCGCTAAAGAGTTTGACTACCTTTGTCGGCGGCCAGGCAGATTTTGAAGTTGTGGACGAGCGAATTGAATCCATCAAATCAGAGATAGCGCAGACAAAGGATGTTTCAGCACATCCTTCCTCGAAGGAACTCCGTGGTCTTGAAGAGCGGCTGGCACGCTTATCAAGCGGCGTCGCAGTTATTAAGGTTGGCGGTGCAACTGAAGTCGAGATGATTGAAAAGAAACACAGAATCGAAGATGCAATTGAGGCTGTTAAGGCCGCACAAGAGGGGGGCATTGTCCCTGGCGGCGGGACTGCTCTTTTAAGATGTAGAGACTTTAAGATTGAAGCTGAAAATGAGGACCAAGCACTGGGTGCCGAGATTATTAGAAAATCTCTTGAGGCCCCAATCAGACAGATGGCTGCGAATGCTGGTCATAGTGGCGATCTTATAATTAATTCTATAGAATCAAAACTTGGCCGCAAGAAGGCTGCAAAGATTAATTACGGTTGGGATTTCGCCAGTGATAAGATGGTTGATATGCTTGATACTGGTATCATCGACCCGGCTAAAGTCACGACGATTGCACTTAGAAACGCTGTTAGTGCCGCTTCAACTTTGCTAACAACCAATCACGCTATAATTGAGGAGTAAAATATGAGAGTCAAGATACAGTATTCTACAGATTTTGAAAACATTCCCAGGGAAGTTTCTAGAATTTCCCAGGAAGCAAAAACGATGTTAGAGCAGTGTGCAGATATACAATTGGATGTCGATAACCCGACTTCTTTTATAGAGAATGTGCAAGAACTAAGGAAAAAGCTATATGCCGCCGACAGTCAGTTAGAGGACTGTGTTGTTTTGTTTTCTGAATATGCCAAGGCCCTGGTTTCCATGAACTCGGCACCCGCACCGCCACCAGAGCCTGTTGCAAATACGGAACTAGAGAGTTGATTGCAGGCGACTTAGCCTATATTCCATCTCATACTTATTTGTATGAGATTGATGATAAAGAAGATATCTGTGATTGTGAACGCTTAGAAAAGCCAACCAATGCTCTGGTTGTTGAAGCTTCTCTTAAAAATAGCAAGGAATATTACAAGATATTATACAAAGGGAAAGAGTGGTATGTTAATTGCCAAGATGTTTACGAGGTAAATAATGAATAAATTGATTGCTTTTATAGAGATTTATGTTGCAGGTTCGGAATATGTTAAAGAGTCTGCTGACATGAATAGGATTTATGCGTTGAGGGAATTTTATATTAATCCCCGGCATATTGTAGGGGTGAGGGAAAATAAAAGTCTTAAAGACTTGTTCGACTCACAACAAATTAAAATTGAAGGATTGAATGAAGATTTGTCCTTCTGCAAGGTTATACTGAACACTGGTTCGAATATAACCTTGAATGTTGATGTGGTGGGAACACCAGAACTAATAATGAAAAAGATTCAGGAGTGTTAAGATGTCAAAGAAATATATAGTTTTAGCTAAGAGAACGTGTCCTTTTTGTGTAAGGGCTACGTCCTTGTTGGAAGAGAAGGGTGAGGATGTGTCTGTAATTTATTTTAATGAAAGCCAACAGTCGCTGTTGACAGAATTTAAGGAAGCATACCAACACCATACCGTCCCGATGATCTTCGAGAGACAAAACAAGAACTTAAAGTTTATAGGTGGTCATGACGATTTGGTGGAACATGTTAGATGAAGGATGAGAAAGTTGTTTTTTCCATCCCTATCGAAGCTGCCGAAGAGATTGTTGACGATGCTAGACATAGACTGCTCGTTGTAGAAAACCTCATATCTTGTGACAGAACGGCCTTTACGATATCGGATATCGAAAATGTAAATTTTATGTTGTGCGAGTGTTATTGTCTGAACTATACTATTGTTAAAGAACTTCAGTTGGCGTTAGATGATCTTGACGAAGAATATAA